GCATCATCAAAAGAAATTGCTGATGCTGAGGCTAATAAAGGAGCCATGGACATGGGGCTCAGAGCTAAACAGCTTAAGTCCATGATGCGTATTATTACCTATAAAGCAGCCGTGACTGGTACAACTGTTATATGTAGTAATCACACATATGCTGATCCTGGTGCACTCCATCCTACCCTAGTAAAGCAACAAGCTGGTGGCTCAGGACCTATGTACATGGCTTCTTTATTAGTCCAAATGGCTGCTAAAAAAGAAAGAACAGATGTAGCAAATGATAATGATGAAGCATTATCAGAAAGTAGAAATTATTCTGGAGTCACTCTTCGAATGCTAACTGTAAAAAATAGATTTATACCAGCGTTTTTACAAGCTGAAGCATATTTAAATTTTAAAACAGGTCTCGAAAAATATTCTGGATTAAAAGGTATTGCCGTTTCTCACGGTATTATACAACAAAACGGTTCTACATATAGCATGGACGATAAAAAATTAGGTTATTATAAAAATTGGCGCAACGACGAAGAGACGTGGAATTCTATATTACCTAAGTTAGAATCTTCTATAAATGAAAAATACCGATATGGTCAATCATTAGATAAAACTGCTATATTAGAACAAGAAAATGAGTAAAGCCGTTGTACCAATTTCAGGTGGTTTAGATAGCTCAGTTATATTAAGCATAGCGTGTCAACAACATGACGACGTATATGCTATAACTTACGATTACGGACAAAAACATAATAAAGAGCTACTATATGCAGGTAGTCAAATTGATCAATACCGTAATATCGAAGATCATAAAATCATAGATATTAAATTTTTTAAAGCTATCGCTCCAACATCCTCTCTTACAAATAATAATATTAAAGTAGCGCATGCAAAAGATGTACTAGGAGATGCTCAAACAGTAAATTATGTTCCTTTTAGAAATATGATGATGTTATCTATTGCATGTTCATATGCTGAATCTGTTGAAGCAGAAATAGTATATCATGGATCTGCACTAGTAGACAGTCAAGCAGGGTATTGGGATGGTAGTATTGAATTTTTAGAACAAATTAACAAACTAGCTGCTTTAAACCGAAAGAATAGAATTAAAATAGAAGCACCCTTAATACAATTATCTAAAAAAGAAATTATTAACATAGGATTAGATAATGGAGTAAACTTTGAAGATACATGGACTTGTTACGAAGGAAAAGATTTAGCGTGCGGTTATTGTACTGCATGCAGTTCTCGTATACAAGGTTTTTTAGATAATAAAATAAAAGATCCAATAGAATATGAGCGAACAGATATACCATGGTAAAGAATTAGAATATTCTGATATTTTATTAGTACCAGAATATAGTCAATTAGATACTCGTGATGAAGCCGACACCTCTTTTAAATTAGGCGAGTTTATATTTAAGTTACCAATTGTACCGTCTAATATGAAGACCGTAATAGATCTCGACCTTTGCAAACAATTAGATAATGACAATTATTTTTACATTATGCACAGGTTTCAAGATGTATTTAATACATGTCAATATTTAAATAGAAATAATTTTAACTGCGTTAGCATAAGCATAGGTGTTAATGATACTTCATATACACAATTAGAGAAAATATTAGACAATAATCTGCGTGTAGATATTATAACAATAGACGTAGCGCACGGGCATCACGAAAAAGTCGGTAATATGGTTAGGTTTGTTAAGAAACATTTACCTGATACGATAATCATCGCTGGTAATGTTGGGACATATGACGGATTTCATTTTCTAGAAGATGCAGGAGCTAATATTATTAAAGTAGGGATCGGATCTGGAGTTATTTGTACTACACGATATAAAACAGGTTTTGGTACACCAATGTTCTCAACATTATTAAAAATTAGTTCTCATAAAACAAACGCTAAAATAATGGCTGATGGTGGGTGTAGAGAGTTTGGAGATATTGCAAAAGCTTTAGTCGCAGGCGCTGACTGCGTAATGGCTGGTTCTTTCTTCGCCGGTTGTGTCGACTCACCAGCTAAACTTATTAACGGTCAAAAAGAGTATTACGGTAGTACATCATATACTCAAAAAAGAGATAAATTAAATTTCGTTGAAGGTAAACAAATACAAATAGACTTAGCTCCAGAATATAATATTAGATTGAAAGAAATCGAAAAGGCTCTTAAAAGTTCTATTTCATACGCCGGGTGTAAAGACTTAAGTTGCATATGTGATACAAAGTTCATACAATTAAAGTGATATGTGTGGAATTTTTGGCTCAACTAATATTAAAACCTTTAGAGAATTATATACAAAAAACTCTGAAAGAGGTAATTTTGTACGTAGTGTAACAATGTTATTCCCGGGAGGGATGAAAAATGACATTCGCGTGTCAACAAAATATGAACAAGATTTTGGTAAACATATAGAAGAAAACCCTTTTTGTATATATTACCTAGGACATGTACAGTCACCGACATCTAACGTTCGAGATTTTAATATAGAGACTTCTCACCCATTTAATTTAAAAAATAAATACATAGCACATAATGGCGTGCTATCTAATACTGAAGAATTAATACAAGAATATAATTTAGATATTAAATGTAAAGTCGATAGTGATATAATTTTACCCTTAATAGAAAAAATAGGATTTAATGATGCAATATCCGCGCTACAAGGAACATTTGGTTGCTGGTACTACGACGCGAATCATGCAGAACTACGTGTATTTAGATCCGGGTCTACATTATTTAGTAAAGGTGGAGATTTTAGTTCTGTTCAAGTGAGTGATGAATATAAAGATATAACTGAAGGTGTCGTGCTAATTTATAATTTTACTAATAATACTTTTAATAAAGAAGAAGAATTTGAATTAAACATGACACCGTTCTTTTTATGAAAACTTTAATAGCAGTTGCCACACAAGCTACAAAAGCTGAATTTATAAATTCAAGATTATCTAGAAGTTTACATCATCATGAACAAAACACTATAACTACTTTTTACCTTCAACCTACATATAAAAATACTAGCGGATTATGCGATGTTTATAACAATTATCTTACACCAGAAAATTTTAAAAAATATGATTGTATTCTATTTGTGCATGATGATGTATTTATTGATAGTATAAATTTTTTAGTACAAATCCGTAATTTATTTAAACATGGATTCGATGTAGTAGGTCTAGCAGGCGGCAGTAAATTACAAGTTAAAAAACCCTGCTTATGGCATATACTATGTAAACCAGAATCCCTATCTGGTGTAGTGTCTCACTATAAAAATAATACAGATTATGCACCAACTATATTCGGCCCAACCCCAAAACCAGTAGTACTATTAGACGGAGTATTTTTAGCGATACGAACTAAATCAATCGCAAAGAAGAAAATAAAATTTGACAAAAATATTAAAGGATTTCATCATTATGATTTAAAATTTTGTTTAGATTGTCATTTAGCCGGGTTACGCCTAACTACTGCCCCTATTCATGTTATTCATGAATCACCTGGGTTAATCAACCACACAGAAGATTATAGCAAATCAGAAGATTACTTCTATAATACTCTCGTCAAACATGCTGACAAACGAAAGTAATTACTTAGATATAGATTTAGAATATTTAGAGAAGGTAGTTTTTAAGAACTGTCTTGAAGACGAAATATATTTAAATTCTATTATTGATAATCTTAATTATAAGTTTTTTAAAAATAAAGACTTTCAACAAATAGTTAAGATTATACAAGCTCTTTATCGAAAAAATAATAGACGACCAACACACACTGAATTAGAGTTATATTTAAACACTCCTCAGCTTAAGGAACACTATCAATCAAGTAAAAAAATTACTGACACTCTAGAAGTAGAATTATCTAACGATGTATTACTCTCTTATACAGAGAAGTTTCTACAAGAACAAGCCGTATTTAATACATTTTTAGAAATTGTTGATAATAAAGAAAGAGATGTAAAAAGTATCCATGACAAATTCTCAAAAGCATGTAATATTTCTATTACTACAAACGTTGGACATAACTATTTTAAAGACATAGAGCAACATATTGTAGATTTAACAACAAAAGAAGAGAAAATTAAAACTGGTTGGAATTGGCTTGATGCAAGACTCGGAGGTGGTTTCTTAGAGCAAGGCCGTAGTATGTATATCTTCGCCGGTCCGACAAACGTAGGAAAATCTATATTTTTAAGTAACATCGCAAGTAATGCAGCCGCTGAAGGTAAAAACGTTTTAGTTATTTCTCTTGAAATGTCAGAAATGATTTACTGTAAAAGAATTACATCTAAACTTACCGGCTTGCCAATAAATCATTTAGATGATCATGTAGAAGAGCTAAGAGAAAAACTCGGTAAATTTAAAATGACACATCCTCGTGCAAATATGGTAATTAAAGAGTTTGCGCCGAGTTCTATTACACCACCTCAATTAGAAGGATTTATAAAAAAGCTTGTAAATAAAAACTTTAAACCTGATATTATAGTACTCGATTATTTAAATCTTTTAGCAAGTACATATGGTAATAATTCTTATGAGCGTGTTAAAAGTATTTCTGAGCAAGTAAGAGCAATGTCATATACTTTTGAATGTCCGATAGTATCAGCTACCCAAGTTAACCGCACAGGATACGGTAATACTGCGACCGGTCCTGGATTAGAAGCCATTGGAGAAAGTTACGGATTAGGAGCCACTGCGGACGTTATAGTAAGTATTTGGAGAACTGAAGAAGATGAAGAAGATGATGCCCTTCATATAGGCATTATTAAAAATAGATTTGGCTCAAATACAGGAAGTACCCGAGTATCAATAGACTATAATACTCTTACTCTTATGGAGAACAATGATTTAAATATTAACGAAGATGTTAACACTGCGGAAAATGATGCTGTACAATTCGGAAGGATTATGTAAATATATACAATGTCTAAAAAAGAAATAATTTTTACAGACTTAGATTTAGATGGTTGTTGTTGTTATTTGATCTATACTTGGTTTAAACAAACCAAGCCAAAAGCTATTACATTAAAAGTTTCTAACATACGTGAAAAGCTTCTAGGATGGCTCAAATATAATAAAATCGAAGATTATCAAAAAGTATATTTCTTTGATTTAGATACTACAGAAATTAAAGATTTAATAGATAAAAAGAATGTAATAATTTTTGATCATCACAAATCTAACGAAAATAATTATACACATGCAAAAACATTTATTAATACAGATCAAACTTCATGTAGTAAACATCTTTATCAAATATTCAATAAAACATATCCAGATATAAAT